TCACGCCCACGATCACGGCCGTGGTCGGCACGCGGAAGGTCGCCGTGGCGAGCCGTCCGAGCTCCTGCTGCGAGCGCTGCGCCGTGCGCTTGTGGCGCACGAGCTGCTCCGGCGATAGCCGGCGCGGCTGGACTCGGAGTTGATGACGGCCGCGAGCGAGAGTTGAGCAAGGAGCTTGAAAAGCGGTCCGGGCGGCACTTCGAGGGCATCGCCGTACCCATGCGTCTGTTCACTCATGCGCCGTATGAAAAGCGCGTCGTTACGACGGCGCTTCCCTCTGGCGGGCCGGGTGCAAATTTGATTTCAACCGATTATCGGGGCGATCAGTTTATCGACATTCTGCGACCGAATTCCGTGGTTTACCGTTCGGGCGCGACCATGCTGACGGGGCTTGTCGGCAACGTGACTATACCGGCGCTGACCGTGGACAACACTCTCGCGTGGGTTGCTGAAAATGCGGCTATCAGCGCGACCGATCCTGAAGTTGATCCGGTAACGTTAGCGCCGAAGCATGCCGGCGTCATCACCGAGTACTCTCGGAATATGCTCCTGCAAACTTCTCCCGATATCGAGTCGATCCTTCGGACTGACATGGCCAAGGTCATCGCCAGCGGTGTTGACAAGGCGGCGATCAAGGGTGGCGGCTCAAATGAGCCGGTTGGAATCTTGGGAACCAGCGGCATCGGCGACGTTCCTGGCGATACCAACGGACTCGTTCCGACCTGGGCGAACGTCCTGGCGCTAATTGCGACCGTCCAGAATGCCAACGGCTCGGCGATGGGCTTCTTGAGCACATTCAATGCTGTCAAGAAAATGCGCTCCACCGTCCGCGTTGCTTCGACCGATAGCAGGATGATCATGGAGGGCAAGGACTTGCTCGCCGATTATCCGTTGGCGGCATCCAACAACGTGCCAAATACCTTAACCAAGGGTACTTCCGGCGCGGTATGCAGCGCGTTGATTTTCGGCTCATGGTCCGAAGTGTTGATCGGCGTGTGGAGTGAGCTGGACGTTTTGGTGAATCCCTACGAGACCACGGCTTACAGCAAGGGGAACGTCCAAATCCGGGCCATGGCCACGCTGGACATCAAGTTGCGTCATGCTGCATCTTTCGCAGCGACAAAAGACCTTTTGACCACATGATCGAGACCAGAGCAGTCACAGAATACCGCGCAACCGGGCGGCGGCTTGAAGGGTATGCCGCAAAGTTTGGGACCGAAGCGAGGATCGGCGACGTTGTCGAGACCATCGCGGCGGGAGCATTCGCGGCGAGTCTATCGACCAAGCGCGATATCCTGGCGCTTGTCGATCACGATCAGACGCGGGTGCTGGCACGTACCAAAAGCGGAAATCTGAAACTCACTGAAGACTCACAAGGTCTTCAGTTTGATCTTTCCTTGCCTGAGACCCAGGCGGGGAAAGACGTGTTGACGCTCGCCGAGCGTGGCGACCTGGGCGGCATGTCATTCGGCTTTACCGTCAACAAGGATGGCGAGCGATGGACCGGCAACCATCGGGAGCTGCGATCCGTCAACCTGGTGGAAATCAGCGTGGTCTCCGCCTGGCCGGCATATCCTGGCACCGTGGTTGTACCACGGGCGAAGACTCCGAGGCTCAACATGGCCAAGCTCTATTTGGAGACCTGCAAATGGGGTTATTGAGAAGGATTGCGGATGCCTTTGATCCGGTAGAGACCCGACACGTTACGTCCTGGGACTTGCTACGCGAGGGCATCGACCTGGGCTCCGCTTACCCGACGAATCCACGGGCGGCTGAGAATCTTTCAACCGTCTTGGCTTGCGTCGGCGCGATATCATCCGCCATGGCATCGCTTCCGGCTTACGTGTATCGCTTCAGCGCGGACGGACGGAGCATTGACGACGTTCATCCAATAGCGCGGTTGATCGACGGCGGACCAAATGCAAATCAGACGTGGAGCGATTGGATTGAGTGGGCGATGGCATCGGCGCTGCTCCGTGGCAATGCTCTGTCCGAGATCGCCACCGATGGCCGGGGCACTGTGATCGGACTCCATCCTATTCCCTGGGAGAACGTCGGCGTCCAGTTACTACCTGGGAACCGTCTGGTCTACGACGTGACCGACATCACCTATCTTAGCGGCGGGACGGGCCGTCCACGGCGATTGCTACAGTCTGAGGTATTCCACCTGCGGGACCGAAGCGACGACGGGCTTGTGGGCAAGTCTCGCTTGGCGCGAGCGGCGGCTGTTGTTCAAGCGGGGCTGTCAATTCAGAATTTTGCCAACGCGCTTTATCTGAACGGCGCGAATCCTAGCGGCGCGCTAGAAGTGGACGGCATACTGAGTGACGGCTCGCGCCAGCAGTTGCGAAAAAGTTTCACAGAGGCATTTTCAGGCTCGAGTAACGCGGCAAAGACCTTGATCTTGGAATCCGGCATCAAGTGGAAACAGATTTCGGTGAGTCCCGAGGATGCGGAATTTTTAGCATCCCGGCGATTTACGACCGAAGAGCTGGCGCGGATATTCGGTTGTCCTCCACCTGTTGTTGGTGATCTGACCCATGGAACCTTTACGAACACCGAAACAATGCTCCGGTGGTTTGCGCAACAAACTCTGACACCATGGATCAGGAAACTCGAAAGTGAATTTTCCCGAAGCGTCTTCTCAGAGGCGACCCGCAGCACTCACAAGATAGAGTTGGACCTTAGCGGCTTGTTGCGTGGTGACCCGGCGCAGCGTTGGGCGGCGTGGAAGATTGCGGTTGAGGCAAACATTTTGACACCGGATGAAATTAGACAGGAAGAAGGTTGGAATCCAAGAAATGCGGGCACTCCTTCGCCGGCATAGTTGGGACGTGGTTTCGATGTTCGCCATGTCTCCACGGGTGCTCTGCCGGCCGCGTAACACCGGCAGAGCACTTTCTCCCTGAGGCAAAAAAAAGGGCCACGCGCTAACGTGACCCAGAAGAGAACGAAGTGAGTTTATCCTACAATAAAACCCTGTCAGATTGCAAGCCGTCGAGGGCGCAATGACGCTGCCATTTGGAAAATATCGAGGCTGGCAGTTGCGCGACCTGCCGGAAGACTATCTTTGCTGGCTGGCCAGTATCGAGTTGCGTCCAGTTTTACGCGAGGCAGTCATGATGGAACGCGCGCGCCGGGCGATGAGTGAAGTGTCGGTGTCGTTTTGTCTATCGAGTGAACAGCGAAAAGTTGCCAGTGAAATTGTTGAAGCCGGGCGGCGGGCGTTGGCGCGGAAGCATCATCCCGACGCTGGCGGGAATGTAGTCGTTATGCGCGACGTTAACTCGCTCGCCGACCGTCTACTTGAGCAGATTGGGGGCGGGCGGTGACCACCGACCACGGCGTCATCGAAGTTCAGCGCCGTTTTTTCTCGATGTTGCTCGCCGACAGCGTTGGTGACATCGAGCTGCGACGTTTGACGTTCGATACCGCACTGGACAAATACGGCTCGCCGCAAAGCATGGCCGGCCGCGACATCGATAAACTTCTCGCCTTTTCGACCAACGGCGGCGGTGACATGTTTCACGGCATCAATTTGCGCAAGCCGGGAATCTCGAATGCGGAAAAAAGCGACATTGCGGAGATTAGGTGTGTCGCGGTTGACATCGACTTCAAAACGACCACAAAAGCAGCCTTTGAACGCGCGTTAGCGAAGTTCCCGCTCAAGCCTAGCTTGGTTATCGACAGTGGGAATGGGCGTCATCTTTACTGGTTTCTTGTAACGCCTCTTGTGGTCTCCGGCGATGAGCAAATCAAATTAGCTGAGGGCATATCGAAGGGCATCGCGCAGCGCTTGGGCGGCGACTCTACGCATGACGTTACTCGGATTCTTCGGACGCCTGGGCGCGAGAACTCTAAATACATTCACAGGCCGCTTTGCAGAATCATCATCGACGATGGTCCACGCTACAACATTGAGAACCTAAAGCAATTTTGGCAAATGTCATCATCGTCAAACGCAAAGGCGAAACTTGACGACATTCCGGATGAGTTGCCTCAAAGGTTTCAAACGCTGCTCGCCAAGCATCGCGCTATCGCGGCGACATGGCGTGGCGAGAGACCCGACCTAAAAGATCAGTCTGGTAGCGGCTATGACATGGCGATGGCGGCGCTTTTGGTGTCCCAAGGCTTCTGTGATAATGAAATTGCGGCGATATTGCGGCGAATGCCGTCCGGTAAGGGAGCCGCGGCGACCGAGGCGTACCTGTCGCACACCATCGGCAAGGCGCGCCAAAGTCGCGCGCGACCTCAACAGTCACCGGGAAGCAAACCGTTGTGCGAGCTTTTGCAGGGCGTCGAGGAGGAAGAAGTGGATTTTCTCTGGGACAAACGAATCCCGCGCGGCAAGACGACGTTGTTCGACGGCGATCCGGGAGTCGGCAAATCCTACGTGGCGCTAACGATCGCCGCAGCGATATCCAACGGCAAGGCGCTACCATTCGACAAAGAGCCGGAAGCGCCGTTACGCAGTTTGATTATCAGCGCAGAAGACGGATACGGCGACACGATAAAGCCACGGCTCCGAAAGTTGGGCGCCGACATGAGCATGATTGCAATTCCGAATCGTGAAATGGGATTCACGCCGGCCAGCATCAACGCGAACTTAGTAGACCGGATGCTTGCCGAGTTTCCTGCGGCGCTCATTATCCTTGACCCGGTTATTGCCTACGCCAACGGCAAGAACACGGACCGGGCATCCGACGTGCGCGGCGTGCTTGGACCGCTGGCGATGGTAGCCGAGAAACGCAAGGCGGCGCTTGTGCTCATCCGTCACTTGAACAAATCGCCGCAGAGCAAGGCGTTGTATCGCGGGCAGGGTAGCATTGACTTTGCCGCAATATGCCGGAGCGTCTTCGTCTTCGCGCAGGACTCGGATAATCCAGAGAGGCGCTTGATGGCACATGCAAAGGCGAGTCTTGCTGGTTTGCAACCTACGGTCGAATTTTTCATTGATAGTGACGGTGGCTTTCGCTGGGGTGGCGAGACTTCGGACACCGCAGACGAAGCGCTAGGGACCG